AACAATACCTTTTGATTCAAGCATTTCCAATAGGCCACTATATGGATCCATACCTGTTTCATATGGTATTTTAATTTGAACGCCCTCGAAAGGCTTACTGTATCTTGATTTCATCACTTTACAGGCCGCTCTAATACCTTGCACTGTGGAGGTCTTATTACCGTCTGCATCTTCTTTTAGTTTCAACTTTTTCATTGCAACTACAATAGATGAGGCGTAAATAAAACCTTGACCACCACTGATCTTATCATCAGGATCAAACATATCTTGAGATGCATAAGTGTGATTGGTTGCTATCAATGCGATGGGGAATGGTGCAATTTGATTAACAGTGTTTCTAACCAAAGCAGTTAATGCCTTAGGTTTTCTACCCATATCACCTTTCATATCACCTTTTTGAAACTGATCAACGTCAGTGGGTGTCAAGAGCATACCCAAACTGTCAATTACGAAAACAAGTTTAGGCATTTCGTCGTACTCCAAATCTCCATAATTTGATTTGTAGTCTTTCATAAACTCAGAGATGGCTTTCGCTACATCATCAATCATAGATACTGAAATACGCAAGAGTTTTTCTGGACTTGTATCAACATCAAGTGCCTGTAGCCATTCTTCGTCGAGTGCATTCTCTGAATCGAACAACACGACTTGACAGCCCATTTCTTGTGCTGATTTTACAAGGTTACCAGAACATATAAAGGATTTACCTGAGCCTGACTCACCAGCAAACACACTGACTTTTCCTAATGGAATACCTTTGTTGAAATCGTTAGATATCAAATAGTTTAGTGTGTAATTACCAGTGCTGATCCAATCCTTAGGATCGAAGAAGCCAGCACTGATGCCTGTGATGCTTTTAGTAATTCCCGTACGGAACTTCGTTAAGTCAAATGGTTTCTGCATGATTTATCTCCTTAGGCGTCTGTATTGCTTCTGGCTCTAATCATTGCAAGAATATCATCTGCTGATTGTTTTCCTTTATCGTCTGATTGTTCAACTGCTGGTGCAGGAGCAGGAGCCGCTTCAGCCACTGGTGCCGGTGCAGGTGTTTCCACTGCTGGGGCAGGTGCTGGTGCAACTGGTGCCGCTGGTGCTGGTGCTGGTGCTTGTTGAGCAGGAGCACTTGCAGTTTGAACCGCTGTTGATGGGACTTCTACGCCATATGGCTTGTAAAAGTTGCCCCATTTTTCTGGGTCATATAAATCTCCATCAACACTTGCTTGGAACATTTCACTAATTGCTTGATACCCTTCAGCAGTAGGTTGTGCTGGAAGGAAGTCTTTTAGTGTAAACAATCCATTAGAATCAATAGCCGCTAATTGTACTTCATCTAATGCACTCTCTTTACGAGCCCACTTTGATGTAGAGTAATCAGCATATTGACCTTTAGTTGTTTTAGAGACTCTAAAGTCTGTACCATTAACGTAATCAGTTGGAATGTTTTCCATTTCTGGGTCCATTAACGCCGCTTTAATAATATTAAAGATCTGTGGTGAAATCACAAATCTACGAATTGGGTTTTCTGGTGAATCTTCATTAAGAGGATTCTCAGTTACAAAACCTTGGAAAATGTAAGAACGTTTTTTCCAATACTTTCTGCCCATATCTTCAAGACTTGCGTCTTTAAACCAAGGACGAACCTCAGTAAGAACTGGACATGTGTCACCGTACATTTCACCGCATGGTACTTGTACTGTAACAGGTTTGTTCTCACCACCTTTTACTCCTGGGAAAGTCAAACGAATCATTTGTCTTTCAACCCAAAAGAAGTCGTTGCTTGTATCACCGTCAGGAAGGAATCTAAGTACTGCTGAAGTACCTTCATCGATGTTCCAGTGTGGGTAAATTGCGTTATCGCTTTGGGTGGGTGAACCGGAGGATTTATTCTCCATTGCCGAGAGCTTTGCTCGGATTTCTGCTAAAGATGCCATAATGTTTCTCCTATAAATGCCATGTTTGCCATATCGTATACAATGTATACTTGTGCCTATTAATTATAATGCCAAGATAGAAAATGTCAACCTTTTTGGTAAACTTTTTTTCTAACAATGTTATTTAGCAAAAAACCGGCAAAAGCCGGCTTTTTTTGGTATGTTAATATCGTTTGATTAGTCTTCAATTATAAATGAGTCTAAGAAGCTCTCATAAATTTTACTGTAGTCAACAGCCTCATTTCTTACACGTGGCTCGTTAGCACTTAGTAAACAACTCTTAATTGTAGAGTATTCAAATTGATTTAAATTACTACCACCTGATATCTTCTTACTAATACCTGATAGATAATTGCTTAACATTGGATCCTTTGCAGTGTTGCCCATTTGAGCAACTTGATATCCAAGTTTTGCATGTGGTGAAGTAAAGTCTAAACCGTTTGTTTCTGTGACTAAATCTTTTAAATTATCAAAACTTTCGTTTGCAATAGCATCGTTGATTTTGCTTTCAAATGATGCTTGTCTTGACATAGCAGTTTTAATGCTATCAATTGCATTTGCTACTCTGTCATCAAAATGTGTTTCAGTAAATTTGCTTTGAAGATCAACATCATCAGTTAAAACTTCTACACTGTTTCGTGCAACAATGTCTTCACAAGCATTAGCATATGATTTAATGCCAATAAGTTTGTGTAAAGTTTCGCTTATGCTGTTAATGTTTTCTATTGCTAATTTTACATAAGATTCGTTTTCTTCATTTACAAGTTTTGCATTAGAAACGTATCTAACAAATTCTCTTAATTTTCTTTGTTCAATAGCAGACTCGGTAATTGCTGAGCCAATTGCATCATACATCTCACCACCTTGTTGAATATGGCGAGCCATTGCACGAGCGGCTCTAAGGTTGTTCTCTGCCATTTTAAATCTTTCATGACCACGTTGAATATAGATACTATGTATGTTTCTACTACGTGAACCTCTTACTTCTTCGTTTACAGGTTTCTTATGTCGAACAACGAGTTTTACAGAGTCAAGTGGTTGGTAACTGGTTTTACTACTACCAGTCATAGGGCCAAAACCTTCCATAACATCTGCCATGTCTTTCTCCTGATTTTGAGCAATATCAACTTTTTCGGACTTAGGTTCTAAATGTTTGTCAAACAATTTGAAATCAAAGTCTTGTAAATTGTCTAATGCCATATCTTTTAACATTTCTCTTAGTTCAGATACATCAGAATCTTTGTTTGCTGACAGCAATACTTGCTGATTCTTTTTATCAAACCTAACTAATATGTTTGGTTCTTTAACAGCAAAACGTGTTCCTTCTCTTGGATCAACCACGAGATTACCTTCGTTGTCATAACTTTGAACTTCATGCCCAAAGCCTTTTATAAGATTATAAATCTTTTCACTGACAGAATTAACGTTGATTGCCACTGTATCTCCTTTTAGTATAACTATTTATCATTATAAGAGATCAATTGGCATTGGGCCTTCCCATTCATCTTCATCATCAGCATAGTCTGAACTTAAACTACCTGTGAGGTTTGTATTTACTACTTCAAATACTTCGTCCTCAAATGATGCAATAAATTCAATCATTCTAACACAAAGTAAAAAACTCATTACGAGATCATCATGCTCGCCTGGTTTGGCGGCAAAACTGTTACCTTTTGCAACAAAGTTTTTAAGTTCACTAATAAGTGCTCTACTCTGAACTTTTAATTTATCTGATTCGAGAAGTCTCTTCATTGAAAGAGCACCTTCGACTTTTGATTTGTGGCTTGTATGGAATCCTCTGCGTCCTCTTTTACCTTGCACCTTTTTAGGTTCGTGTACCATTTCACCTGGGAAGTTTTCCTCACCTGTGTCTCTAATAACTACAAGTGCCGCTTCTCCAATAGTGTTGTTTTCCACAGTCCAATAAATTTGGTTTACTTGCAACTCTTTTAAATATTGCAGTATATCCATCATGGTACGCATTTGTCCTTCAATTGGTGTTTTATTGTGTTGCCATTCTGCAACTTGTACCATAGTAGGAACTTCAACAACTTGTATAGCACTGTAATCACCACCTGTACCTGAACTTGGATCAAGTGCTACAACATAAGTAAAATTAGGGTGTGGGTGTTTGTACCAACGTACTTCGCCCATTTTTCTTATAGGTTCCATACCTTCCAGTTGCATTAGTTTTAGAGGAGAAACAAGTGTTTCATCGTAAACAACAAATTCACAATTATGTTCACGTCTAAACCTTTCTTCGCCAATACTTGCTTGTTCTTGTAATGCCCAAGCCTCATCACGTTCTGGGTGCTCGTCCCATTTTGCAAGGAAAGGTCTAAAACCATTAACACCTATTTCTTTTTCGTTACCATGTTCATCGAACATTTTGTTAGCACCTGCCCAAATCATTGCAAACTGATCGTCGTCGTTATTTGGTGTAGATGTTACAATAGCCTTACCACCTGTTGCAAGTGTTGGTGATAAGGAAGTCCAAAATTCTTTCGCGATGGTATTACGCACAAACGCAAACTCGTCTAAGTAAATTAGTGTTAAGGACATACCACGTCCAGTGTTTTCAGTAGTGGTTGCTGACACAATACGTGAACCATTATCAAAAGTTAAACTACCTTTGTTGTATTCTGTAACACCTGCTCTAATATGATCTGGACAACTTTCATATGCATAACGTATACGTTGCATAATTTCATTAGCACCACTTGCTTTATGTGCGGCAACAAGTATTGTACTATCAGGTCTAAACATTGCATACCACAACAAATAACCTGCGGCTACAGTGGTTTTACCCATCTGTCTACCCAGCATGTTGATACTGTAGCGATAATTGTTGTAGTTTGTAATGAGATCTAACTGATAATCATATGGCTCAAAGTCTATACCACCTCTTGTAGGGTGCTGTATTTTCATAAAGTTTCTCATGAAATACAATGGACCAGTGTCGTGATCACAACATTGCTGAAACTCAAGTAAAGTTTCCTGGGTATAATCAACTTTTTTATGTGCTGATTTTACCAGACTGGTATCTGCTGTTCCA